TTCGACCTGCTGGCTATCGGCATGCTCGCTACCGCTCCGCTCGACGATGATTGTTCTGTCAATTTACCGAGTCCGGCAAACGCATTGTCGATCTGCGCCAGCGTCGTGATCGTTCCGCCGTCTATGTCGTTGTGGACCTGCGCGTAAGTGTCCGCGAGATTGGTGCCGAACGTGATGACGTCATCGGAAATCGCGATGATCTGGGCGTTGCTCAACGGATAAAGATTTCCGTCGGAGCCGAGAATGGTCGTCGTGTATAGATTGTTTGCTTGCGCCGCGGTTCGAGCATTGCTGATCCGAGTTCGGCTGAAATCGTCGGTATTGATTGGAATGTTCTCGGCGATCATGCCGCCGTTCGCCTTGGTCTCTCGCACCGTCTGTGCATAAGCCTTCAACTGATCCGTGGTGTATGCGCCCTCCGCCGGTTGCACCAGCGTCGTGCCGTTCCAAAGCCACGCTGGCATGAACTCTTTGGTATAAAACCAGACTTCGCTCTCGCTCCAGAACTGATACGCATTGGCTCCATCGCGCTCCCGCGTTTTCCAATCCTGATAATCCGGGTCGCTTGGATCGACGTAAATGTTGCGCTTGGAACTGTAGAGGTTCGAACCGACATACCAATACCAATCTTGTGAATTGAACATTTTTCACAGACTCCCTTCAACCATATTGACCGCCGGTACTCGCCGATCCGGCCACGGAGCCAGGGAAATAACCAGTACCTGCTCCTTGAGAATTGACGACGCCGTTCAAAGTAGCGATCCATTTTGTTCCGGTTACGTTGCCGGGATTGACAAAGGTTGGAACGTTTAAACTAGGAACTTGAATCGAACCGTTTGCGGTGGCTACTGCAAATGCCCCCCCCGCATTAATAGTGAATGCGCCAGCGAACGTGTAGACAGCACTTTGAGACAGAGGTAAAAATCCGCCCTGTGCCGCTACCATGCAGCTGGCAACGCTACTTCCCGCAACGAACGTGTGAGTGCTAGCCATCAGCGTGGAAGTCCCGTACGCATTCCAGACGTAGCCCGGACAAGCACCTTGCGAACGACAATTGACCGTCTGCATGTTACCGCTTGCTGAAACACTGAAGTGACAAGGCGGACCTGTTCCAGTGCCTGTCGATGTCGTTATGTTTCTGACAATCATGGTATTGCCACTTAGGGATTGAATCGTATGGGTATTGTTGGCACCTGTCACGAATGTTGTCGTCGCGCTTCCACCATCTAAGATCGTTTGTGGACCTGCGAAATTAGGAGTTTTAACCGCTTCATTGTAAGTTCCCGCGGCGATCGAAATCGTCATCGTGTAGACCGAAGGACCATAAGTGAACGTCTTGTTCATCGCCCTGGCGATAGTCTTGAACGGTCCAGCTTTCGGAGAACCAGGTCCCACGACCGTCGCCGACGTCCCGTCATAAAGCGTGTCACTGCCGGTCGAACCATTGACATAAAGCGTGGTGTTCTGAGTCAAGACCGGCAAAAAATTAGTTTCGCCACCTGTGAAATTGATACCGTAAAGCTCAAAATTCGAATGCAGGACGCTGTAGCAGAACAGCGACTTGTAACCGGCAGGAATATCTCCGGCTATCACATCCCCGCCGCCCCGACGCTGAATCACCGTCGCTGGCAAGCCGTTGAGCTGCAGCGTGCATGGACCGTCGTTGGTATTGTTGGCGACAATCCACACGAACATGCCATCGTAATAAGTCAACGGTGCCGGAGACAAATTAGCCTGCAAGGCGTTCTTGACGCCAGTATCCACGCCATACCAGATGTGACCGGACTGCAGCGATCGCCCCATCTGACGGAGGTCGCCGTTGGACGGCGTGAAACCGCCATCCGCGATCAAGTTAGCAATCTCACGCTGCGGATATTCGATAGAGGCTGCAGGAGGAATTGATCCCTGCGTGCCGGTCGATGGATTGCCGTTGATGTATGGCGCGTTTGGATCAGAAACGCCGTAGGGTTGATTGTATTGCATCTCTTACCTCACCTGCTTGCGCCAGCATTGACTGTCAGCAATCCTGACCAAATGTGAAATGTGTTCGTGGCGTTCGACCTAACCAACGAGTGATCGTAAGTGCCGATCGGCAGCTGCTGAAGCTGGTCCATCGTGATGATCACCGTGTATTGACCCAACGGTCCATTGGTTATGATGATGCCGTTGTTCTCGGTCGTCAGTAGCAACTCCTCGATCACATCAGACGCATGATGGCGAATGCCCATCCGCATGTGATTCCCTGTAATGTCGATCGGCGGTCCGTCGCTGCCGTCATCGTTCAGCAGTAGATATGTGAAGCCGCGAGCGAAGTCACTGTCGTTCTCCACGGTGATGTCAACGATCGGCATCAGGGCGTCCCTGCCATTGGGTTGGAAGGATTGGTCAATCCCCCGAGGTCGTAAATGATCTGGGTGTGAGCAGGCTTCCATCGATTGAGGATGCACTCCAAGTCCTGGGGAATGCCGATCCGAAGGTGAGGATCGACTCCGCACTGGCCGGACGCGCACCTAAACCACATCAACTTGTTTGTATCGACATGCACAGTCCAGTAATAGCGATTATTCGGAGGTCCCAACCCGTAGTTTGGATAATCGCTGATCTCATTGCGCCCCACCGGATTGCCCAGCACGTCCATGACCGGCAAGTAGCCGGATACATAACTGCTATTGTAATACGGAGTGTCGCCGGTTCCATAAACCCGAGAGTCGCCACACCTGTCTATTCCGCAGACGAAAGTTCGGTACTCCGAGATCGTGATCGTATAGCCGAGAAATTTGGCGAAGTCGATGTAGAATTGCCTCGACTGGGAGCCTAACAGAGTCATTCTCTGAACCAACGCCCTGCGGCGCTCTGCTACCGTCTGCGGCGCCGTGTAGCAGGGATCGGGAAGCCCCCAGTTGCGTTCCCAGTCCGGAAGCAACTCCATGGTTGTCCCGGGATCGCTCTCCGTCTCCAGTAGGTCTGCAGCGCGAGAGTCGACGAATCCCCAATATTGGCACAATCCGTCTGCGATCTGATAGAGCACGGACCCGATGATCTGCTTCGATGACCAGGCTTGACCATCCGGCAGCAGGGAGAAGAACGCTTCCCTGTAGTCGTCCCCACTCCTCCGAACATGTTTGTCACTCATTGCACGTTCCTATTGGTAGAGGATCGTGCCAAGAAGTGCCATGTAGCCGGGAGCGATCATGGGATAATCGTCGTTGGTCACCAGATCGAACGAGATCACGTCCGGAGCATTCATGATCGCTGCAGAAATCCACGCCGAGTAGATGGTCTGACCCGGAGACGCCTTCACAAACATCATGTTCTCTAGAGAGAGCTGAATCTCTGCCTGGACTTCAGGAGTATTCGGCACGAGGTTGGAGATGATCACATCGATGAACTGCTTGACCGGAGCAACCACGAAGCAATCCTTCACGGTTACCGGCCTCATCTTCTCGATGTAATTCTGCACCGTGACGATGTCCTGCGGCGTCGGCCAACCGTTGTCGCTAGCCCTGAGATCGTCCATCAAGAATCTCACGGTCATCGTGCCTGCGCCTTGCTCTTGGGGAAACGACCAGGCTCTGGTCACACCTGGCACCGCCAATGCCCAGGCTTCGTAATCTCCGGCATCGCCTCCCATCGGGGGATTCTGAATTCTGCGAAGGACCCTGGCCCTCAGCTCGTCGTCGGTCTCGGTATCTGTCCCGCCATCCATGACCACGACGGTTGCAGTTGCGTCCACTCCGGGAGGTGCCGGAGAAAACGTCATGACCGTTTCTTCGTCCAGATTTCCGATCGTCCCGGCGGTCAGTGACGTGACCGGAACCTGGGTCGGCCCAAGCCCGATAATGACCTGGGAAGTAACCTGATACGTGGCGTTCGTCGTAGTCAGTCCCATCAGAGCGCCTGCCGGCACGATGCTGCCGTTTGTGCCGGTTGCAGCCACTATCCCGGTAGCCAGCGTGGCCTGCTTCCTCCCTGTCGTCCCATCGCTATTGACTAGCCAAATGTTACCATGTCTATCCAACCATTCCGTCTCTGCGGTGTCCGGAAGCAGCTGAAGCGCCAACCAGTCGATGTATTCCAAAGTGAGGAAGCACATCGCTCCCTGGACGTCGCTGGTAACTCGTAGCACGCTATTTGGAACGGTGGCATCGCTGCCAGGAAGCGAGCCATGGATCGAGTCCCTGACCAGGCTCCGGACGTCTTTGAGAGTCGGCGTGTCCCACGGCATTACTGCACAATCCCATCCCAGAGCACTTGATACATCAAGTCGATCGCGGTCCTCGGTCCTCGGTAGAGCCTGACCGCGGCGTCGATCCGTTGCTTGTCAACCCTCACGGACAATATTTCGAAGTGACTGGCAATTTGTCGATCTATGAATGGTTGAATGCTGTCCCTGATGTAGTTCATCACCCATGTCTGCGTTGCCCCCCATTTTGAGTCGGTGCCTTCAACGGCACTACGACGCAGGAGCCAGAGCTTCGTTCCAATCGGCCAACCGTTCCAGATATCCGCGTCCATGTCGCCCCACCATCCTCCGCGATCTGTCGAGTCAGGGTCAGGCAGTCGATCATCCACGCTCGCGAGAGCGTCAGTCCCCAGAGCGACCACCACTGCGGTAGCAAGTGCCATGGAATCGTCGAGTGTTCCGTCATCGAGCAACTGCCAATCTATCGTGACCGAGTACTTGGGAAATTGATCATTCTGTACGGTCCTGATGTCTGGAGGAATGAGGGCCATTCAACTGACCCTTGCATAGACGTTCATTGAAATGCCTTTGTCGGTGCCGACGTGCCCGAACACGCCCTGACCCTTCTTGCCTCCGAGGTAGACTTCCTTTCCAACTATGTGGGCGTAGATCTGACCGTCGTCCAGCATGATATGAACTTCCTTGCCGGAAGATCGAGTTGCATCCTTGGTCACATCCACAAACCGATAGGATTTCTGCCCATCCTGATAGCGAGCCTTCTGTCCCATCTGCTGCTGGCCGCCTGGTAATCCTCCGGCGGACACATTGGTTGTCGGAAGAGTGGTGGCATCAAACAGCTCCAGCTGACCATGACCACCTGGACTTCCTGCACCAGACTGGCTCTGCTGCTGACCCGAGTCCTCGTCCAACAACTGCATGCGGACTGTCTTGTCCCGAGGGCCGGTTGCGAACCATCCGTCCTTGTTCATGTGCATCTGAAGCTTGTCCAAGGCCGTCCTGAACATCGCCACGTCGCCCTTGGCCAATTCGATCAAGCGATGCCTACGATCGTCCATGTTGCCGAAAACCGGGAAACTCCGATTGCCACCCATGAACTGAACGAACGTCTCCGCGCTAGAGAGAATATTGCCCAACGCATCTTTGGTTGCATCCATCACCACGCTGGTGAAGCCGTAATTCTGTGGCGCCTCGATCTTCTCCCTGGCCTCGTTGGCCATGAACCGACCCTTGCTCTCCTGCATCAGTTTGGAATCATCTACCTCCGGAACGGTGGCCCTGGAACCTCCGGCCACGTAGGCTCGGAACGAAGAATTGGCGGGAGTCGCCCTGTGCATGTTCTCTCCTATAGCGGTGCCACGCCGGACGCCAAGGCCTGGGCCGGAGACAAGGACAAGTTCGACGTTGAGTTCGGGGCACCAGGATTTAGATTGTCGTCGTTCAAAGCCCACGGTTGCTTGAGATCGAGAATAGTCTGGGTCCCGGAATTGTTGTCTTGGGTAAACGTCACCGTCTCGATCTTCATCATCATGTTCAATGGACACATCGGAGAATAAACGAACACGTTCTCCCCGGGATACCACAAATTAGTTGTGTCCCTGAACCAACCTTGAACCGTGATTGAGGCCTCGATCTTTGGCCCCTCGGCCCAGATGAATTCGTTTCTCGCCCTGGCGACCAACTCCTGCTGGGAAACCGGTTGTTCCGAAGGAATGATCTTCAGCGTGCCGGGAAAGCCGGTACCCTTGAAGCTGGCCTTCAGCTCGCTGGCTTTCGATCCGTTGATGTCGTCGCTCGCCGGCGTTTGCCCGGTTGTCCGATACTCGTCATACTGATGCTCCTTAGAAATGATGCACTGGCACGCCTTGATGTTTTGACCCTCGATCAACTGAGTATTAACCACCGGCATGGAGTGCTGGCCGATAGCCAGGAAATTTCCAAACGAATCGTTGCCCAGGATGATGCCTCGAGGCCGTGCGATCCGTTCCAGAAAATCGTGGATCAATTCGCCTGGCTGATTCTGAAGCTGCTTGAACGGCGTCGAATCCAAGTTGCCGATCGGAATCACTTTAATCCCATGCGGGGCGACTACTTTGTCGGCAACCTGCTTCCACGTCATTCCGTCGAAGCTGCCGCTGTCTGAATCGACGCTGCTCTTTGCGGCCAACTCGCTCCAGCTCTTTCCTGAAATTTCTATCCCGTGCCTGTTGGCATCGTAGGCGACTTGCCTGACCTCGACGAACCCGTAGATCACAGGAACGCCGCCGAGGCTGATCTCACACGGTGCGCCAGGAAGAAACACCGGATCTTGAAACCAAGTGACCACGTCCGGCGCCGAGGAGTTTCCGGTCGGCGCGTCTCTCTCCACGCTGGTGAACTTGAAGTACGACCAACTCGAGGCCCACCTCATCTGAACGTAGACGCTCTCCCAATCCTGGAAGTTGATTCCACCGACGATCAACGTAGCCTGGTCGGGAGGCACAGTTGCGTTTTGCGATCTGGTCGGCACCGTGTACTGAGTGACCTGAGACGATGCGGCACTTCCAGTAGACGGCACCTCAACCGGGACTGTGATCTTGGTTACCATTACGAGGACAACGCCTCGCCGGTTGGAGGACAAAACAAGGGATGAACCACCTTGTTCTCCTGGCGAATCTCATCGTACCTGCTGGCGTCTCCGTACAATTTCTGGGAGATGACCAGGCTCGGCAGTGGCTTGGCGAACCAATAGGTCAGTACAGTCGGCAATGGCCTGGCAGTCGACACAAGGTGATTGACGATCGCGCCCCTCAGGCTCACGAGATTGCGATAGACCATAGCGTCCATGGTGTCGGCCGCAAACTCTTCGGCCTTTTGGAAAGGAGCCTGGATCTGAAGCAACAAATTATCCACGTCTTGCCTGCTGCGAAATGTCATGCCGGCAATGATCTTGCCTTCCTGAGCCAAGGCGAGCTGGATGGCGAGGTCCCGCAGAAGCGTCGCTCCCAATGTCTTCGGGCTCTCGACATCCAGCAACACCCTCACTTCCTCCATCTGAGGAAGCGAAGCCCCAGCCTGCCTGACCCAATCGAAGCACGTATCAAGCGGCTCCCAGATTTGGTCATAATAGATCAGTGACAATGCATTAGCAGAGGTCCAGCCGATCACCACCTTGGCGTCGATTCCAGCCTGTCCCTTATCTTGAATGGCGCCGAGTAGATTGATCAGCAAACGCTGAGTGATCCCTTCAGCCTCTATCGAATCTGCCTTGTCCATTTATCCCGGCACCGTTCCGCTGCCCTGTTGCTTCCAATTACCGAACCGATCCTGGAACGTCGTGTTCTCCTGGGGGGCATTCGGACCCGTTGCTCCCGCGGTGATTTGACTTCTCAAAGTATCCGCAGCCGTGTTCAGAGCCGTGTTGGTGTTCTGACTTGGCGTCAGATATTGAGGAGGAACGCCGTACTCTGCAAAGTCGATGTCGAACGTGCAGTAGCCGCCAAACCTTTCTTCCTCGGTCAAGCGATAGCGATTGACGACCACGTTCTCTTTCGGCATCGTGGAAAAAATCAAGTCGCCTGGGCCTTGAGCCTCGAGAGCATAGATCAAGGCGTCTCTGACTCTCCTGTAATCCCTATTATAGAGTGCGGCGTTCTGACCCTGAAGCGTTTCCGTGTAGGTGATACAATAAGCCCGCACCGTGAAGGTCTTGGCCTTCCTGCCCAGGTCCTCGGAGTATGGCAGGTCTTTTTTTGGAAATTCATGGGTGATGATTCTTCGACCGGTGTCCCTGGAACTCGCCTCTACGAAGAAGGGCGCGCCCCTGAAAGAGGCTGGTATCCAGGCATCGCGAAACGGAAGATGAATGTCCTTGATCGTCGACATCAGTCGCCAGCCCTTCTAGCGAACGCGCCTTCGAACGAATCGGGTATGTCCACTCGTCCCTTCGATGCCGTGGCCATTTGAGTTGGCTGATCGGGCGAGGTCGGCTTGAACAAGCCAGAGCTTCCGAGAGTCGCGTCGCCTTGACCTCCTCCGATATTCACCGCCACCTTTCCGGTCGCATCGACTTTGACCGTCTTGATGCTCTTCGAGTCAACTGTGGCGCGATCCTCGGCAATCCTCGGCAGCTCGGCGCTGCGATCCCTCGCCTCCGTGACGTACATTTCGCCGACACCAGGCTTCCCGGTATACCAGCTATAATGCGAATAGACACCGGCGGCCGCGCGTCTCCCGGCAAAGCCCATCTGTGACGCGTTGCCGGTAACCAGGAAACCGAACTTCTTGGTCCCGACGTCGCTTCCGGCCATGACAGGATCAAGCAAGTTCTTCTTGAACGCATCAGTCTCTGCCGCGCTGGGCGGCGCGCCGCGATAAGTATCCCGAGCGTAGTAGCCGCCTCTGTGAGAGACATCCAACAAAGCCTGCTCGAGCGATATTCCTCGGGACTGAGCCCTGTTGAACACGCTCTCGAGCTGGATCATCCTCTGTTCGTGAGAGGCATTTCCTACCTCTCCCCTGACCATCCAGGCAAGCCTCTGGGCCAGCCAAGGCTTGGCATTCAACTCCGACTGGAAACTCGAGCGATCGATCCCTCCGACCATGCCTCCGGTATCGGCACCTTGAACTCCCAGCACGCCGCGTGACGGTGTTCCTCTAGTTAGCGCGTCGAATGAGCCAGCTCCAAGAACTCCTCCCGGTTTAGTCCCGAACGTTGGCATACCGAACTTCTGCTCGGCAGCAGATTGAGCCGCCGATCCCGGCACACCTCCGGTGCTTCCGAAGCCGGTTCCGTAACGGTTCCCACCGCTTTCAAAACCACCGCCTGGAACGGCTCCTCCGGGACCGGTGCCGGGAACGCCTCCTGGTCCTGTGCTGCCAGGATGTAAGGCCTCCATCTGCTGGCGAGTAAGATAATCGTTGAGCTTCTTTAACTCCCCGGTGTTGTCGACCAGCGTCCTCTTGCTGTCGTCTCCGGCATCACTGAGAACGCCGTAGAATGGCATAGCCCCACCCATTAACGGTTGTGGTTTCGATCCGCCACCTCTTCCTTTCAACCAATTCCACAGTTCAATTCCAGCTCCGGTCCCTAGTGGTATTCCTACTCCATGTCCGATCGGGGCTCCGACGGCTGGCGTGTGAGATTCGGGCGAGGGTTGTCCAGTGACTTCTCTGGTAAGCGACTTAATGATTCGATTGAGAGTTCCGTCCGGAGTCAAAAAGCTGGTTTTCAATGAAGCTGTTAAATCGTCAACCGCGTGGCGGAAGTCGACGACATTGGCAGTGAACTCCTTGGCAACCTTGTTTTGCTCCTCGAAGGTGTCTAGCTGCTTCTGAGTTGTCTCGTTCAGGCGACCGATCAATGCGAACTCCGGATCGATGCCCCAGAACCTCAAAAAATTCTGATACATCGCCTCGGCGCGAGTTCGACCGGCCTGGCTCGAATCCTCGGCCAGAGCATTTTCCCTGACCTTCCTAGCCTGAAGCATAGCCTCGTTCATGCCGGCGATCACGCCCTTCTGGCGGATCACGTTCTGGATCGACTGTTCCATCTCGGCCGCGTGAGAACCTGCCAGGTTCTTCAAGTCCTGGTGGCGTTGGCTGCCGACCTTATACATCTCTGCCAAAGCTTCCTGGAATCCTTGAACGCTCTTGTCGGCAGTTTGTGTCGATACGTGAATCCTTTCCAGCTGCTCCTCTATATTCTTCAGGACCGCACCGTTCACTCCCATCATCTTGGCTCTGTTGCCAAGGTCGGTCATACGCTCGGCGAACTCTTTCAGACTATGGAGGCCGGCCACGACCACGGTGCCAAATGCCGCCACTGCCGCGCCTGCCAAACCGAACTTTCCGACAAAGCCGAGCATGGCTCGCTCGCCGCCGAGAGCGAGTTCTGTCATTTCCTTAATGCGCTTGGCAGCCTCTTCGTGTCCTCTCTTGAATTGCTCCAGGCTGCCTTTGGTCTGACTGCTACCCAACTGACTGAATTGGGTCTTCAGGTTTGCCACCTCCTGAGCGGCGTTGCCTGTCAAGGATATGACGAGTTTGAGTTCTTCGGTCTTGGTTGGCATTATTGCAACGGCATCGTTCTGTTTGTCTCAGTCTTGTCGAAAGCGCCGCCACCCTCGACCTTGACGTCCGAACCTCTGGGAGCATTAATGTCGGCAGTCAGTTTGCCGCTAGTCTGAACCTTCACAGTCCTGACACTCTTCGTCCCGGATGCGTCAACAACGGTTCTGTCTCCTGTAGCCGAGTCTGGATGGAAGATGGTTGCGCGGCCGTCTCGACCGATCGTCAAATTCAACGGACCGTTCTGGGCTTCCTTCAGCAATTGGGCCTTGAACGCTGGCCATTCCCTTGGAGCAATTGCGAAACAGCCTTCCGAATAAAGCTTGTCGAGATCGTTGCTGAATCCCGCGTGAACCTGAATCCCAGCTCTCGGATGACCGGGATATTTTGGATCTGGTATAACACCACCAAGTCCACCTAATGTAGCGATCGATCCAACCCTCTGGCCGACTGATCCGATGTCGCCCTTTCCGATGTTGATAGGGTACGTTCCATAAGGAGTGCTGCCTCGCAGCATGCCTCCCGTACCATAATGATACGTCTGCCCGTTGATGGTAACCGTTCCGCTATAGTGATAGGGCCGGTCACCTTGATTCGGATCGACGCTCACGGGAGAAGGCGTACCTTCCTTGACTTCCGTTCCTCCTCCAGGAGCGTTTGGATGACTGCCTCCGGCTCCGTCGCCAGTCCCAGGCCCTACTCCGCTTCCATACGGACCTCCTCCGCGGGGGCCTCCGCTGAAGCCAGGAGCCATGCCAAATCCCTTCAGCTCGGCGGTGCCTTCGTCCAACAATCTGAAATTGTCGTTGAGCCTCTTGGTCTCTGTGGTGTTCGCGTTCAATGACTTGACGTAATCCCCTACCGCTCCGCCCATGGTCGGATCGTTCTTTCGACGATCCTCGATGTGGGTCGAACGGGGAAACTTCTGCCACCACTCGGCGCCTCCGGTTGGCGGGAGCAGGTCACCCCCGGCGGTCCCTCCTCCAACAAACGGTTGTGGCGCCCCCCAATTCCCGAAGCGATCGTTGAAGTTCGGAGTTGGAGGCGTACCTTCGGCTCCCAATCCCGTAGCCGCCTTGCCAGGCTGGTCCCAAAGTGATTGAAGCTCTTTTGTCAACTCAATCGAGGTGCGCAGGCCCTGGTTGACCAATCCCTCCGAACTCAGCAGACCTGCCTTCAAAGAATCAAACAGGTTTTCCATTTCCTGCCCGAGCTCGGTGTAGTTCTTGTGGAATTCGGCTGCGGCCTTTTCCCTTTGCTCGATGACTTTCTTTCGCTCCTCGCTGACCTTCTCCATGTTGTTCAGGGTCATGATCGAAGGATCTTGTTTCCACAGAGCCAGGTAGCGAAGCATGGCAGCATGGGCCAAATTGTCGTTGTGCTGGGTCCTCTCATACTCGTTGTCGTAAACCTGCTGAGCCTGGCGTCGAATTTCCATCACCTGCTCTTCCCGACTATTGAGAGCAAGAACAGACTTGATCGCCCGGTCCATCTCCAAGCCATAAGCACCAGCCGCAGCGATCATCTTGTCTCGCTGCTCACTTCCAAACTTCCCGAGGCTTCCCAAGACCTCGGAAAGATTCGCCATATTCTCCTGGGTTTGAGCAGCCGAGACTCCAACCCGCTCGTACTGCTCTATGATGTTCTTAAGAGTCGCTGTGTCAACATTCATAACCTTGGCGCGATTGGTCAGATCGACCATCTTGTCGGCAAACTCCTTTAAGGAGTGCATTCCGACTGCCAAGATGCCGGCGAATCCCGCGAACGCCGCACCGGCCAAACCAAACTTGCCAATATAGTCGGTTATTCCTTTTATGCCGCGCTCACCGATCTCTCCAATTTCCTTGATCCTCTTTGCTAGCTCGTCATTCTCTTGTTTCATTCTCCTGAGGTTGTCGCTGCCGATCGTCGACAGCTGCTTGAGATCGTCTTTGAGTCGATCCAGTCCCAGCGACGCTTGATCGTCGAGCGTGACGCGAAGCTGGAGCTCTTGGGTTTCTTGGGGCATTTACTCGCCAGACTCCTGGGCGCGAGTGCGCTCCAATTGAGCTGTCCTGGAAAGATGAAGTCGAACCTCGCTGACGGACATCTCCAGGAAGATGCGAGGATCGAGGTGATAGTAGCTCGCTAGCCTGTAGCAGTCGAGTATAATCCCGTCGTCGATCTGCGTGATCACCACGCCCGCAGATCTGGTAAAAAAAACTTCCTCAGGCGATAGGCACAAGAGTTCCAATCCCGAGGGTCCATGTTCTCCAGCATCGGGACCATCACGCCGCAGAGTGCGCCCATGATGTAAGTCATCTTCCGCTCTTCGATAATGATCTCGCCATCCCAGAGCATCCGAGTCGGGTTACCAATTCGATTGATCTCACTGGCTCGAGGCTCGCGGAAGGTGAGGCTGTTAATCTCCTCGCCCTTATCGTTGCGGATTGGCTTGTAGAGCAGCTGAACAGTGATCGGCCAAGTATCCGCAACGGCGGCAATTTCCTTGCGAAGCTCATCGCCCTCGTTCGGAGGCTCCGGCTTCGGAGCCTCGCTCTTCATCTGCGATGGCAAAGGAGGCTGCGGGCTAGAGGCCTGTGGAGGCGTATCGATGATTGGAGGCTCTGAGGGAACGAAGCCTTCTCGCCTCGATCCCACGGCACCCTTACCGTTACCCAAAATAACTTCAGCCATGATTTATCCTCATAGAGTCATTTCCTGGCAAGCGAGGCCTTCCCACCTGACCCTAATTTGGCCATCCCTCGAATTGTTTTCGAAGCCAGCCTTGCAGGTGCCTCCAGTTAAGGAATATTGCATGCCATTAGCGAGTTGGGCAATCACGGTGACGTCCGTTTGAGCCTCGAGGTCTTCCAGCAGAAGTCCCGGGACCGTCGAGAGATCACCCTCGATGTAAGGTACCCTCGGTAGCTCTTGATAGCCATGAATTCCGTCCTGTCCCGCGATCATGGTTCGCTCAACGGAGCTTGGACTTATAGTGAAGTTGCCGCGAAGGGCTAACTGAACGCCGTCCACGGTTAGGAACGCGATGCCTGCGAAACGTTGTGCCATGTGTCAATCTCCCTATCTCAAGTCGGAGTTCCGCCAGAAGCCTGGAACGGAGGTGGCGCTTGTCCAATGACCTCGAGGTCGATGCCGCGATCATACTGGAGGCGAAACTGAGCCAGCACAGCAAAGATGCGAAGCTGATTTAAAAGATCAGGTGGATAGAGCACATTAACGCGATTCGGATCATTCGAATCGCGCTCGACGATAAGATTGTTCTTGAACTCTCGAAGGTTCTCGACCAACCCGTTCCACATGTCCATCTGATATTCGTTGATCAGTTCGGCCTTGATGATGCCAGGGGTGACGATGGCCTGACCCGGCCCGAATTTTGTTCCGTCGTCGGCCAGCTTGCTCCTGGGAAACTTTGAGGTGATGGCCTGCTTCTGATTGCGAAGCAATTTGGCCAACGTGGCCAGCGTCGTCACCAGTTCGTAGGCATCATCGCCCTGTCCGTACAGGTTGAGCTGATACGTGGTCTGCTCTCTTAAGATCATCGGCTGCCCGTCTGTACCGACCTCTTGAATGGCAAGACCATTCGATGCAAGAGCATTCAATTGTTGGAAACTAAAGCGATCCTGAACCAGACAAGCTTTCATGTTATTCAGCGACAACGTCTGAAGAGGTCTCGCCGGATCGTTGATTAAGGCCCTCTGGGCCTTTGCCGCGTAAGCCGCCGCGTACTCGAACATCGGAGACGCCGTGGATTGCTCGAACGACATCACGCTCTCGACGCCGCTATTCAAGTTGCTCCCATAAGTTATCAGCGAGGAATATGTCCCACGCTTGGCGGTGAAGACATGACCGAACTGCTGACGTTGCCAGCCCCATCGTCCGTTGTCTGTGAAACCAAACTCCTGGTCCCACGTGAACATACTGCTAGTGTCGTTGTACGGCAAGGCCACGTATTCGAAATCCAGCTTCTGGATATTGGTGATCGCCGTCGTGAATACCGGGATGCCGGTGCCTCCGCTCAAAAGTCCACCAGACGGCAAGGTAATGCCGAGCCCGGGAGGAGTGAACTCGCTTCCGATCGCTCCATAGTAATTCAACATCACGGTGATCTCGTTCCCACTGACGCCCTTGAAGATGGATGTCAGAGTCACCGTTCCTGTCGAAGACGTCGCAGTCACCGGCAGTGCCTTATTGCCGACCGTGTCGAGATAAGTCGTGATCGCAGAAACGATTGCCGAAGCAATCGTAGTCGGCGTGTCCGTGCTCGCCACGTTCACCGGAATGTGAGACCCGGCAATGTAGAGATTGATGGTTCCTGACGTGGTCGGAGCCGCAGTGATAGTAATCGTTCCAGTCGCGGCCACACCTCCGACCGGCTCGGAAAGTGGAAGGCCCCAGACCTCGTTGGCCAGGTTATTGGAATAATAAGCCTGGAACATCCTGGACAATTCGGAGCCGAGTCCAAAGGCCACGTCGGCCTGAGCCTGGCTCCCGATCGGCAACGGCACGTTCGGAGTCGCGGTGCCGGCTGATGTCATCACCCCGACCATCAAGGCCTTGAGATTGATGGAGGCCAAGCCAGCGTGGCTTGGATCTACTTCCACCCAGTAGAGCGGAACCTTGATATTGGCAGGAATATTGGCAAAACTGATGGGCATGATTATTGTCCTCCGCCTTTAGACTGACCGGCAGACTGCTGAGGCTTTGGAGCCTCTTCCGGCTTCTGTCCCTCGACCAATTTGATTGAACCTTCCTTCAGCATGCGATGCGTGAAGTCGTCCAACGGCCACTCCATGTCACCTTCCATGCGGAAGGCACCGGCAGTTGGGTGCTTCAACAGTCGACGCATATCCTCTGCAGTGAATCCCTCCCCGTCGGAGGGAACGACCCTCACGCCAGGTACCTTGTGCATGTCCCTGACCCTCTTCATGCGGGCTTGCATTCGTGCGTCCGGACTTGCAATTTCTGTTTTCATGCTGACCATCAGCTCCTCCTGGCTTTCTTCAAAGCATCAAACATCATCTTGATCGTCACCTGCTGCCTCTGATCCCGTTCCGCCTGAGTATCCGAGAACTTGATCCCGGTCGTAATGTCGATCTCATCGAGCGTATCCGTGATGTCCGGAAACCACTCGCTGCGAGTGAAACACGTCACCTCATACTGAAGTTCTCCGAACGGAGTCTCGTTGTTGGCTCCGGTGTTACCGAATATGTGACGCCTCGTTCCTCGAACCACACTCTCTATGCCCATGCCTTCGGGATTATGGTTCACCAGCACGTTATTAAGATATTGATCAGTCCACAGATCGGACATCAATCTCAAATACGCGGCGTCGATTCCTCGCTCGAGCATAACAGGGTCACTGCCAGCGTGAATAATTGAAAAGCCAATCCGGGCTGAATGGTTAAACCTGATGCATCCGGCGTTCGGATCGCCATCCGGAACCATGATTTCATCGGCAATGTAAACGCCTAAATAAGGAATGTCGTTGACTTGAACCGGCAGCATCCTGGTCTTGGCAAATTTATAAGGATAGAAGAACTTGTCAGCCTGAAGGATGTTATACATCGCATCTCTGATATCGAGTGCGAAGGTTTGGCTCTCCTCAATCACGGCACAAGCACCTTTAATTCCAACGTCACTTCCCCTCCTCCATTGTGATAGAGGTTTGTAATCTCGAAGTCTCCGAGATCCGGCAATCCGGAGAGAGAATCGTACGGGATGTGAATTCTGTCGCCCTGAACTGGTAGTACGGGATATTCCACTGTCCGTATATCGAGGATAGTCTGCTGATCGGATATGATACTCCCATCCTCCAGAGCAACGTTGAGGGTTTGACTATCGTAGATGCCCCTGCCGAATCCATCAAAAGAATCTCCTCGCATAGAAGTAAATTGAACTTCCCTGCCGAACACAGTTTGGCATGGATTGTAAACCATCGTCGACATGTTTATTGCCATTCGACTTTCTCCAGTATCATATCCATCCTATTGACCAGCTTGTCGAACAAGGACTCTCTCAATAGAGGCCTATAACTTGTCGAGATGAATCTGGATTGCAGTCTCATCCTTCTCTTCCTGATTTTTTGCGGCGTAGCTCTTCTCAATCTCCGGTGACCCCTAGCCCTTGTTCTCCGGCCCTTCGGACGTCTCTTACCCCGAGGCCAAATCAATGTCTCAACGGTGAATTCATCCACCCTTTTCATATAGGGTCGACGAAATCTTACATCATCCGTCTGCCAATCCTCGAGCTCGGTATATGTCTCTGAAGAAATGTTATTAATCTGTTTTATCATGTCATCGAGAGTATGGACAATGGCATCGGTGTTACCAATGCTGATCTCTAGTGTCATACCTCGAGCCTCACATACTTCATTAGTAGGTTTCCCGCAATCGCCGTGATCAATCCAGCGGCGCCCTTCGGGCCGCCGGTCAGCTGGTTGATGTCGAAATACATCACTCTGCTGTCCTTGTGACTGATGCTCCTAATGCCACTGACTCCCAACCGAAGCATCAGGGCCTGACCCTCCCTGACCAAAAGCGCCGCTGCCTGCTTCAACGCGGGAGGAGACTCCTCAGGCAGATTGTAGCCTCCGGAATAAGTTACCGTGATTGGCTCTGTACAAGTTTGCAATAATTCGATCTTCCCGGACTTCCACTCGATCTGATATGTACTCGGATCCAAAGTAGAACCGGTCGGACTCTCCAGGGTGATGGGAGCACCATCATCAAGGGGATAATGACTCAAAAATAACCGAGTCATGGAATTCGTATAGTCGTGTTCCACACATCTCCAAATCTCAGAAACCGTCTCGTAAGCAAAAACCCTGTTGCAATAGGTCGCGATGATGTCCGAATAGGTGTCTATATACAAATTCAGAACCGCATCTTGACTCGTATCGGCGGAAGGAATACCGAACCACAATTTGATCTCGTCGAGCGACACGAGGTCGAAATCGCTCGCTGGTGTAAGGACAGTGACGACTCTGTCAGCCATTGCGCTCTCTATCGTATTGCTCGAACAAGCCGCGACATGGAATAATTATCTCAGCACCATCGGATGCGATTAATTTCAAGACGTAGGTTTTCGGGTTTATCTCACCGCTTACGATGCCGGGACTGATAGGACCTCGCTCACCAACGAATCCTCGCTCTCCTCGATCTCCCTTTATCCCCGGCTTGCCAGGCTTTCCCGCGGAAGCAATTAACTGCCATCCATCACCGGGACATGGCCCCGGATTGTCTGCGCGTGCGATAAAGGAGGAACCATTCAAGGCGACAATGTCCATAAAAGAATAGGCTTCGGCCTCGATAAAGGTTCCCTTTATCTGCGGCATAGTGGCATTCTTTCCAGCCAATGCGATCAGAGCCCAATCCTCATGCGGCGGTTCCCTGGCGGTATCCCGGCGAGCCTGATACGTACTTCCGTGCCAGGTTATGAGGTCGCCTTCGTAGAAGACGGCACCGCGGATATAGCCCCGGACTTCCCTGAGCTTTCCCGGCGCACCATCCTTCCCGTCGAGGCCGTCGGTACCGGCTTGACCTGGCTCGCCCCTTTGGCCGCTCTCGCCCTTCTCGCCTCGGTCTCCCTTTTGGCCATCTCTGCCCGTCTCGCCTTTTTCGCCTCTTTCTCCTGTCTCTCCTGCAATTCCTTTTTGGCCCTCAGGACCAGCTTCTCCACGATCGCCCTTCTCGCCACGTTCGCCGATTCCACCGACGGGACCAGGATCGCCCTTCTCACCCCGTTCTCCCTGGGACCCGGCTTCACCTCGATCGCCAGGAATGCCCTGCGCCCCGACTTCTCCAGGATCGCCCTTTTCGCCTCGCTCACCTCGGTCGCCATTCTCGCCCGGCTCACCTGCTCGTCCGTCCAAACCTGGCTCGCCCTTTTCTCCGGGATCACCTTTGGAACCTTGTTCGCCCGATTCACCTTTTTCCCCACGCTCGCCGGCGAGACCTTGAATTCCGGTCTCGCCTTTTTCACCGCGCTCGCCAGCCACTCCCGGCTCACCGGGCTCGCCCTTCTCACCTTTGGGACCTGGCTCACCATCTTTTCCATCCTTCAATTCAGCCAAGCGAGCATTGATCCGCTCGTTTAGTGTGGCGACGTTGGCTTCCATCCGAGAAATGATTGCGGAAGTCTGGGCCTCCAACAATTTGACTTGGTATTCACAACGCTCCTGATGAGCATCAAGCGTCTCCGCCAGTGCGATTTTCCACGCGTCCAGTAGAATACCTGCGTTGACGTCCGATGGATTCGGTGAGTCTAAGGAGGTTTCTCGATGCCCGTTGAATGTCGTCATGCTCAATTCCCTTTTCGGGAGTAGATGGCGGAGGACCAGAAGGCCCTGCCGCTGATGGAGCAGCGGGTGATGGAGGAGCTGCCGGGATTGCTTCTGCTGCGCTTAGTGGCACAACCTGCTGTTGAACTCTTGGCTCATCGCCAAACTTAACATCGGGCAACCCCTCCGCATTCCTGGCCTCGTTCGGAGAGTAAATCCCGCTGAGAACTCCCTTGCTCAAACCGTCTATGCGATCCTTGTATTGAGATCGAAGCAGCGCAGCGGTGTCGAATTCTACGTATTCATCCGGCTGACCGCGGAGCTGAAAGAGATTGCCGAACGCCTCTTCCACATGGTTGAGGCAGAAGCCCAAGCCACTGGCGATCCAACTCTGCATCAAGGCTTCTGTGCTTCCAACCGGTGTGCCACCGATCCCGAGGATCTGAAGTGGCACCCTGAACGCCAGGGCAATCTGTTCATTGGATAGCTTGTACATCTCCGCAATCGCGGCATCTTTGCCTGTCATCGCCCATTTCTCGACCTTGAGGCCGGCTGTCAGGATCGGCGTGCCGCCAAAAAACTTGCCTTTGACCTGCTCGTTCCACCTGTCCCTGAGCGCCTGAACCTGATCCTTGTCTAGCACAAGATCGGTGGAGAGGACAGCAGATGGTCTGGCTTCGTTCATGTAAAAGGCATTCTGGTGCTTCACGATCGAGTCAGCCATACTGATCTCGCCGTATGCAGCCACGATCGGACTCTCACCGACTAGAGGTCTCGGATAACGTCTGCGATATTGCAACCTAATGTGCAAAACATCACGTTTGGGAACGACCAGGAACTGCTCCCCGAGTCTCTTTGCCATGATGTCATTGCCGCCGAGGTAATAGAAAACTTCACCATTCTCGGCCAATCTTGGATAGGAGATGGCTGGGTTCATTAAGTGAAGCTCGTCGATCTCGAAGCGACTGTTGCGAAGAGCCAAGGCATAGGTGTTGCCGTAAAGATACAGCTCACGCACCGTGTTCATCAAGAAGTCGCTGATAGATTGATAGTCGTTCGGGTACCGCAAGACGCGAGAGAGGGCGGACGTAGTGACTCGATCCCGCCCTCTCTTGTTGTTCAGCTTCCAATGATCTCCAGGACACATTGCCACGGTCTGGGCATACGCTGCGACGCACGCTTCGACCATGGCATTGTAAGTGGAGGCGTAGGCCGGGATGACCCCTTCCTGCCACCAATTGATCGAAACTCCATCCGGAAGCCACCCGCCGGTGATCGGCAAGTTATACGGCCCAGGGCGGAAATTACCCTCAACCGATTTCCGAACGGATTGCCACGCCTTGGAGAGCAAACCAGCCATTTATCAGCTGTCAGACTTATGTGTCTGTTGCCTGGTCTGGTAGTGCTGAGGCTTAGACTTGTCAGCCTCGAGGCTCCTTCCCTGAATCGCCTGGTTGTTTGGATCAGGATCACTACCATCCGGCTCATGCTCGAGGATGTGAGCCCCGAGAACGGCCATGTCGTTTTCTTCCTGAGTCGGAGTAGGCTTGCCCCTCATGCGAGCTTGATACTCCGACATTGACTTCTCGTAGACTTTCTTGTCCGCCTCGAGAGCCTTCCGAGCATTCTCGGTGGCAGGATCGTCTGCGTATTTCGTCATTTTTGTTCTCCTCTTACCAAGTGACGTTCTGCGTCCAGGCAACGGTACCCGTGCGACGCTGAACCCAATTCAAAGGAAGGACCATGCGTAACGCGAGAGTGTCGGTCTGGAACAGAGAACGCTGCGGCGCAGCCACAGTGGAAGGAGACGCAACCAGATCAGCCGGGTTGGTGTCCTCCATGTGAAGAGTCGCCTGATCACTGATTTCCATTCTCGGAGCATCACCTCCCACCACCACGAAGTCGGCAGCGTCGACCAGAATCATGGTCTTCGCGGTAACTGTCGCGGAGTCGATTAGCGGAATGCCATTGATGTTTCCCGCTCGGATCTGATCATAGAACGGGAAGATACCTGTATTGGTCGCCTGCAGCATCGACGCCCTCAGCATATCGGACGGATTGACCAACCACACGGGGCTCCGGATGTTGCCGTAGGTTCCCGTCACCAGTGCGCCGATCAGTCCAGTGATGTCTCCGATGAACGCCGCCATGCCGCCACCGGATGTCGCTGACGTAGCACCGACACCGTTAAGCAGACCGGCGGGTCTGATCACAGTCGCCGCATTAGCATCAATCAGCACGCTGTCGATCGCAACGCTCGTGTCCTGCTGAATGGCTTCGCGCAGCAGTCCCTCGATAGCGGGAATGCTGTGCTGATCCATCTCCCTGGTCCAGGTTGTGATCACGGCCATCTTCTTTGGCGTCAAGGTCTGGCTGGAAAACGCGCCCTGACGAACCGGAATCGCCAGACCTTCACCGACGAATGACCCGGAAATGGTCGGCGTACGGTTGCGGGTTGGGATGACGATCTTGCCGGTCGCCCCGAAACTCAAAGTCAATCCCCTCGGCGCCAGCCGAGTCAGAATTGCCTGAGGCATCAGCAGCGGCATGAGCTCAGCGTAGCTGATGTGCACCAGCTCTTGCGCCCACCCTGCGACCGTGGTTAAGGCTGGAGCCGATGCCGCCTTGAGCACGATGTCACTCATGATCCTCAACGAGTCATCCTTGTACTCTGGATGTTTCTCGCCGATCATCTGGCGAGCCTCCTCGAACGACCTGCCGCTGGCTTTCGCAAAAATGTTCGCCGCGTTGGTCTTGATGAACAGATCGAGGATGTCGACGCTGTCCTTCCTCCGGTCCACGATCACCGAAGGAGCAGCAGGCTGCGCCTTCTTGTGATCCTGGGCACTGCCACTCACCACCAAGGCGCGAGCAGTCCCCTCGCCAGTGGCCGATTTCGCCAAGAGCTTCTCGCTCTGAACGAGGGCCTCGTGAGTCCTCTCCAGCTGAGAAATATCTGCATTTAATCTGGAGGTCATTTCCAGATCAGTGTTGCTGACGTTAGAGTCATCCATCTTTTCGAGATGGTCCGTAAGAGCATCGCGCTTGGAGGTGATCTGCGCCTCCAGATCCATGATGCGTTGTGCCAAGCCAGACATTTGTCTTGCTCCATCTTTGCCTTTAACCCTGGCGTGCCCGCCGTTGAACCCTCGACGCACGACCTGATCTTTTTTGCCTTGCCCGGCAAAGACCATGTCGATTGTCTCTGGGGAAATCTTCAACGACTTGGCAACAGCCAAGGCGTTGGGATTAGCTGGAACGGAGACCAGGCTGGTCTCGACCAACTCACTTTTGACAAAGACCGAACCCCAATCCGATCCGTCGCGCTTCTTTCGCTCTATGCTCTTGAAGCCAACGGAAACGGCCCTGAGGATACCGGCCTCGATCAATTTCCTTATCTCATCTATCCGCGGCGACGTACCAGCCGGAGCCAATTCGAGATTGCCGCGTAAAGACTTGTCATCGATCCTGAGATCTTTCCACTTACCGATCGGGAAATCAGCATTGTGATTGAACAATGCGATCGGGTTCTTCTTGAAGTTCGTTAGCTCCCAACCGTTAGCCAAAATAACATCATCAAGACGATCTGGTGTCTCGTCAGAAAGTACGAACTCCATGCCAGAAACTTCGCCAGAGTGAGTCTTGCGGACAGATCGAAATCCACTGCCATCATCCAAGCCTTCGTCGGAATTTTCCCATCTGAACTGACAAGCGTCCTCGTCGAATTCATCCATGCATCTGTCCATAAAATCCTCATACGTCTCGTCTTCATCTGGCGTCATATCATCGAATTGCTTGTCCTTATCCCGCCAATAACTGTAGCAAATCGCCACAGCCTGCTCCTGAGGCCGCTTGCTATCGCCGGTACCAATCACCTCCGGCACACAGCGAGACATGAAGTCACTTTGGCTCTCGCCCTTGTGGGGTTTCATGGGCATGATCTACATCCTCGCAAATGCCAACCAGGAATTTTTCACGGAGCTAACATCCCATCCTTGGTCAGAAAGATGATCTAATGCATCGGTTACTTCCACAGCTGGATTTCCATAATCGTGCCAGACAATGATTCCACCTTTTCGCACTAATTCTTTTGCCAGCAAACTTTCAAAAATTACGGCCTCTTCACTGTGATCACCATCTATGAAGACAGCGTCACACGGCTCCAACTTATCCGCAGATAAATCCACAGACGGACACAACAAAAGAAAAAATCGATCATCATTTGCGTAAATGGCTGCCTCGCTTGGAATTTCCTTGACCTGGCAGTCCAATGTCGGTTGGTGATTCGAAGGAACATCTATGCCGATATATCTTTCTAGCGAACTGACATTCTTCAAAACAATTTTTGCGGTTCTTCCCTCATTGCACCCGAACTCGATCATCACTCTCGGCGAGACGCTCTTTACCAATGCCACAAGAATCGCCGTCTCGTTCCAATTGAGATAACGACTGAAGTTGCCATTGATTGGAACAACCCCAAGTTCAGCCGCGGTGCACTGCTTCAAACGCGCCTGACCAATCATCTGGCTTTACCTGACGGCATAGCTTGACGGTATTGTACCACTTTGCTAGCCACCTCCAACTGGACCAATAAGAGAGCAGGCCGAAGACGTGCGGATGACCGATGGCGCCAGCCAGGTGCAGCGCCGCTGTGTCGACGCTGACGATGGCATCCAGCTGCATCATCAACGACGCACAATCAGCCATATCCTCGAAGTCGTAGGCATAAACGCCTAACGACCTGGCCTCGTCACCATTCTGTTGCTGCACGCTATGTAATTCTGCGTCGGGAAAAGCCTCAATGATTTCCTCCAACGGAATCTGCCTGGGATAATCTCCTTTGCTTGGACTTCCGACCGACCACGTCACCCCGATTCGACGCTTGCGCTTGCGGCCCAATTTTATTCGAGGCTTGCCAACTTTCAAATAAGGTGTGCCGTCGACGGAATCGGGAGTCTCGTGCAACCAATGCAGAAGATGCAACAGAGGACAAAAGAAATCAGGAACAGGCTGATCGGGACTCACCAATGTCCCGCCAGATTGCTTGACCAGTTTCCGTAAAGAAGGCAGCACGTCGATCACGACCTCTGCACCCATTTGCTTCAATCGATCTACGTAGCGAAGCGTCTGAATGGTGTCGCCCAACCCGTGAGTGTGAAGCAGCAACAATCGCTTGCCAACCAAGTCTTCGCCCTGCCACGGATGCAAGCCGAGATCGATCGACTCCTTGACCTGAGGCCTTCGAAACGGTTCGAGATTTTCGCAGTCGAGATATTCTCGCAAACCGACTTCCCAATTGCCGGATGCCAACAGGCTCATGGCACGGTTGAACTTAGCCCGCAAAGTCGGTGCAATCGAAAGAGTCACGTCAGATTCGGCCAGCGCCTTCAACGGTTGATTGGTGTTAGAAAAGGCAATCACGCGATTGAAGTGAAGCAGGTAATCGTCGATGTCGACTACGATGTCATTGCGAACGACTCTCCTACCGATCGGCTTTCCGCAACACGCGACCACAATCTCGCTTGGCACCTCGATCTTGTGGCCATTGTTACCATGAACCTCGAGCACCTCGCCCTGCTGGGTCAAGCCGCGCCAGCCGTGCTCGGTCACGGTGTACGAAATCACCGGGTCCATCTCCGGCAATGCCTGCTCCACGAACGGATCGAGTGAGTCCCGCATCACTTCCAACCTGGAGTCAGCCAAGCCACGCCAGCAGTGTTGCGTAGAATCCAAGATACCGGCCACCTGACCTTGATCGCCAGCGAGTCGGTCTGCCACATGGATTTCTCTCCAGTGCCGGTTGTCCCAGCAGCTCCTGGAGAGGTATCCATGACCAGGACTGCAGCATCGACGACTTCCACGTCGGGGTTCGAGCTAACAGCGGCGGCGATGGCAGGAGCGGCAATCGCGATCAGATCGTTGCTCACCTGGCTGGACATCATCTCGATAATTGTGCCTCCGTCTCCTGCGGCCTCTCCCTTTGTGTCGAGGTCGTATCTTCCCTTCATGCTCATGATCTTTCCGGGAGGACCAACCAGATAATAAGGACCATTGCCACCTACTGCGGCAATCGAAGAAATCAACGTACCCACGTCTTCGAACACAGCGCCGAATGGATCAGTACTCGAGCTGGCGGTTAACGTGGAAATGTTATAGCGAATCCCGGCAGGCTGCGCCGAGCTCGACGCAGCAGTTCCGAAGAACACCGAGTCGATCGCCAAGGCAGCCGACCTGACCAAAACGTCGGAAATCAATCGCTCTGCGTTAGAGCCTTCCATCATTTCTCGAGTTAAAGCAGCGATCACGGCGACCTTGTAAGGTAACAAGACGGACGCAGTAGTAGAGAGCTGCCTGACAGGGATCGGGTTGCCTTCCTGCACGAAACTGGCATTGTTAGCCGAGGCAACGAACGCCGGAACAGAAATTGATCCGTATCCGTCCCAGTCCATCAACAACCCGCTACTCATGATCTGCACAGCGGTGGATGCACCACCGAGAGCGGTGACCATGTCTGCGACTCTCTTGACCGCCAACTCTTGCGCCCATCCGGCGACACTGGTCATCGCCGGAGCAGACGTGGCCTTGATCGCATAGGCCTCCGCCAAGACCCTGTCGTTCGGCCACAACTCCATGGCCACGTCCTCGGGCCTCGACTTCCTGGCCGCGGCGATCACCTTCGCGGTCAGCATCCTGGTGAACAGGTTGCCGCTTGGGAGCGGCAACTGTTCTTTGCGGAACGGAATCTGGTTCATGTCTTCACCATCAGTTTAGCATTTTATTATCATGTCCTTGCGGTGCTTCATTTCTTCGCTGGCACTGCGTCGCCAACAGGAGAAATCGTCCCTGCCACTGCTTCACCTGCAACGACAGTCACATCGCAAAGCGTCGTCAACTGACGCACGCCAGAACCAAGATCAGCATCAGCAATCGCAGTCACCTGCACTTGTCCAATGTTGTCGGTCGAAGTGATCACGCATGTCGTACTGTCGGAAGGATCAACGGTAATCACGAGAATCGTCGGATCGCTCGACGACCACGCGACATCGCCATCGACAACTGCCGGATTTCCACCAGCATCGACATAAGCCACTTGCAGTCCAATCTTGTAGACGATCGGAAGTGTCAACATCACATCACCCTTTGCGCTTACAGATAAAAGCCCATCAGTAATTTTCAAAACAGAAAATATTTCTGGCGTTTCTTCTTTCGCGACAACGATCCGAAGCGGACTGCCAAAGCTTATTTCGAGCTGGTTGACCAAAAGGAATGCCTTTCATCGACCGGAAAACCATCCTTACCAATCTCACGCGAATAGCCGCGAACCTGGTATGCCTGCCATACATCTCTCCATTTGGTTGTCCCGTCATGCCACGATTCTGTGAACCTTCCGAGTCGTAGTCGTCGCAACTTTTGTTGGTTGTTCAATAGAAAGATAATATGAATAATTCAAGGTCTCCGGATTGATCCACGGATCACCTCGGACCTCGACAATTCCCGTCAGCAATGTTCCTGTCTCGTTGGCCATGATCAGCCGAAGGTCGTCCATGTAAGTGCCTCCGACCACAGGAGACGTGATTGCAGACGGCACCACGACGGAGACGAGTCCATTGGGAGGATCGACGATCGTGATGATCGCCTCATCTCCAATCACCGCCACGCCGTAGACGTTGACCAACCGCCACTTGATCACAGGGTTGCCGAGGTTCAAGTTGTACGGCACGCCGTTCTCGTCAAGAAGCGTGGCCTGGATTTCCCAATCATCACCTGCAATAAATTCAATTCGCGGATGTTTGGTTGTCATGAGCAGTCACCGTTGCTTACCACCTGCACTCACCACGCCGTTCACAGCATCCGGAAAAGTCATCACGGCTTCATCGCCGAAAACGCTGCTCGATCTTTGCGTACACTTTCATTGACTTCTTTTGAAGTTTCTTTTGATTGCTGCTCCTGAATCTGATGAGCCATCGAGTTGATGATCAATCCGGAACGCTTGTAGGGCTGATCGACCAACATGTTGAGCACCTCAGCCCAGACTTTTTCATCGAACTCGACTTTGATGATCATGGCAGCATCTTATAAATGAGGGACTTTTGCGTCGGGCTACCTGAGTCCAACGTGAAGAATACCTGCTCCAACGCA